CGTAGTTTAATGAATTGCGTAATCGGATTATTAGGCCCTTACCTGGACGTTGAAAGCGTTATTGGTTAATGGCTACATTACAAAGTTTGAGAGATGGATTAGAAGCAGCTATAACAGCTAATTCTATTTATTCAGTTTACGACCATGTGCCCGAGGCAGTAATGCCTCCAGCTGTAATGATGATAGCTGCTGACCCATGGTTAGAAATTGCAACATTAGGAAATACACCAACATTTTTTGCTAGATACACGTTAGAATGTGTTGCAGCACCAATCAGTAATCCTGGTTCACTGATAAATTTAGAGACAATGATTCAAACCATATTGCCTCTAATCCCTAATTCCTGGCAGATATTAAACGTATCTAGTCCAAGAATTAGAAGCACAAACACAACAGATGTTTTAGCAGCTGAAATTTCAGTAAGAACAATCTGGAATCCTTAAGGAGGAAAAATGCCAACAACAGTAATTACCGGTAGGTCAATTGCCCTAACTTATGACAGCGTTAACTATGACGACCAAATAATTAGTGCAACAGTTACATTAGATGACCCAACTGCAACCGTGCAAACATTAAACGGTTTAGTTGATTATTTAGTGGACAAAGAAGTAGGTTCAGTTACCCTAGAAATTTTGCAAGACTGGGGTGCAGCTGGTTCATTTTGTGATGATGTATGGACAGATGCAGACACAAACCCAACCACAACTAAAACAATGACAATACAAATCAATAGCAAAACAATGACTTTGAGTGTATTGCCTAAACGTCCTGACTTTGGTGGAACAGCACCAGATGCATTGACCACAACAGTGACAATGCCAGTACGTGCAGTAGCAGTAGCTTAATCCGGAAACAGGGGTCACCTAAATGTTTAAAATAAAAATGGAATGGGAATTAACCAATGGTAAAAAATACAGCGATTGGACAATCCCATGGGATATTGCAGAAGCAGAAGCAGCTACTGGAATTACCCTTTACACCCAAGTTATGGCAAGTTTGCCACCGACAATGGAACAACAGTTTAGAATTTGTTATTCAATGCAAAAACGATTGGATGAAAAACCAATTGGGCGTTTTGAGGACTGGCGTAATAACGTTGTCCACATTACTGCCAAAGAATTTGAGAACACAAATTTTACGAAGCTGGAAGCATCTACAGAAGTTTAATCGAAATAGCAGTGGTTACAGGCCAGCCATTGTCAGAACTTACAACGCTTTCAGCAGAGCAAATCTCCACCATGGTCGAGGTTATTAGGATACGTAATGGCAGTGTTTAAAGCATCATCACCTACTAAAGCTGGTCAGCGTGACAAAATTACTATCACAGTTGATGATTCTGATTTACGAGCATTGTTACGTTCATTTAATCAAATGGATGACATAGCAAAAGTTGACATGAGAAAAATAGCCCAAGATATTGCCCAGGATGCAGCTACTAAAGTGCAGCAAATGGCATCACGTACAAACCAGGGTGCAGCTATTGCTAATTCCATCAAAATTAATAAAGGCGATAAAGCACCTAATTTTACTATTGGTGGTGCAGGTAATGCGAACGTTAGAGGTGGCGCAAAATATGGCCAATTATTATTTGGTGCAGAATTTGGAGGCCCAAGTAGTTTTGCAAATGGTGGCCGTAGATTCCCACCACGCTCACCACGCGAGGGCAAAGGCAACAGAGGTTATTTTATATTCCCAACACTTAAGGCTATGCAAAATGAAATAACACAACGCTGGCTACAAGGATATGAGATGATTAGGAAAGAATGGAAAGGACGACTTTAAATGGCTGACATTAGGACATTAAAATTAGCGTTATTGGCTGACACTCAGCAATTTACAAGTGGTTTAAATAAAGCACAAAATGAGTCAAAAACATTTAGCCAGCAATTAAGTGGTGCTGCAGGCGTAGCAGCTAAAGCATTTGCAGGACTAGCTGTAGCCGGTGCAACAGCAGCTGTAGCAATAGGTATAGATGCAGTTAAAGCAGCAATTGATGATGAAAAAGCATCATCTAAATTGGCTCAAACATTAAGAAATGTTACCAAAGCAACTGATGCCCAAATCAAATCCACTGAGGATTACATAGATAAAACACAACGTGCAACAGGTGTCGCTGATGACCAGTTACGCCCATCATTAGACAGATTACTGCGTTCAACCCAAGATGTAACCAAAGCACAAAAATTACAGCAATTAGCGTTAGACATTGCAGCTGGTACAGGTAAAGATTTAGCTACAGTTACTGAGGCGTTAGGTAAAGCCTATGACGGTAACCTGGGCGCATTGAGGCGTATAGGTGTGCCATTAGATGAAAACATTTTAAAAACCAAAGATTTTGATAAAGCAGTCATAGCACTATCTGAAACATTTGCTGGTCAAGCTGAAATAGCAGCTAACACATTTGCTGGACGTATGGACCGTTTAAAGATTTCAGTAGATGAAGCTAAAGAATCATTAGGGCAAGCATTATTACCATCCCTTGAAAGAGTAGCCAAATTTGCAACAGAACAATTAGCCCCGGCATTACAAGGATTAATAGATGGTTTAACACGCAGTGGCCGTCAAAATTTAACTAAAGCATTTTATGATGCTGGCACCGGTGCTGTCACATTTGGTTATGACATGAGTGGTGCTGAGGGTTCAGCATATTTGTTAGGTGAACAAATCCGTGATTTAGCTGATGCAACCAGTAAATTATTAGTCATTGACCCAAACAGTGGTGAAAGTTTATTAGTTAAATTGATTCAATCATTAACAACAATTATTGAAAAAATTGAGGCAGCCATTTCAGCTTATGACAGATTTAAAAACTCATTTGTGGGTGGTGCTTTATTAGATGTGTCAAGTTTAATAAATCCAGCTTCACAGATTAGTAGATTAGCTCAAGGAAAAAGCGCAATAGGTGCACCTAATACAAGTCGCAACATTACAGTAAATGTTTCAGGTGCAGTTGACAAAACAGCTACAGCCAGAACAGTTGTCAGTGCTATCAATCAAGCAGCAAAAACAGGTACAGTAAACAAATTTGTTAAACCAATGATTCCAGGCAGGTAATTATGCCCTGGAGTCCCAATGCAGTTGTCAAAATAGACGGAACAGCATTTACATCATCAACCATTGAGGGTATAACTATTTCAATGGGTCGCATTGATTTGGACCAGCAATCACAAGCAGGTTATGCAAGAATTGCTATTAAAGATTTAGCAGCCTCAGCTGTAAAAATAAACTCTGAAATCATTGTTCAAATTGATAATTATTCTAATGTTGCTACAACTATTTACACAGGATTTGTAACTGACATTTTGACATCAGTATTAGATGCCGGAGGTTCAAATGTAGCATTTGTAACTGACATTATTGCTACCGGTGCTCTATCTAAACTAGCTGTAAAAGAAGCTAACACATCAGGCTATCCTGAACAGCTAGACGGTGACAGAATGTTAGAGGTAATTACCGGCGCATTTGGTTTAGCCTGGGAGGATTTACCTACCACTCAAATTTGGTCAGATTACACAACTGAAACGTGGAATGATTTATTAGGTGTAGATGTTAGTTACATTGATACCCCAGGAACTTACACATTATTTACGACAACAGCTGAACCTGAAAATGCTTACAGTTATGCTGAAACCGTTGCAACATCCGGATTTGGCCAATTATTTGAGACAGTGGACGGCAACATTGGCTATGCAGACCAGGACCACCGGGCAGATTATTTATCAGCTAATGGGTTTTTAGACATTAGTAAAAACTTTATTTTGTCAGACGGCATAGGAGTATCAACCTCACGTAATAACATTATTAATGATGCCATTGTGACTTACGGTGACCCAGAATCAAGTGTCCAAACAATTGACCCGGATTCTATCGAACTTTACGGACGAATTGCAGCTAACACAACCACATTTTTAAAAAATCAAACAGATGCTGAAACATTTGCTGATAGACAAATTTTGCTTAATTCAACCCCTGAACCAGTCATTGAGGGAATAGGTATCCAAATAGATGCACCTACAATGAACAGCACGTTATTAAATGGATTAGTGGGCATATTTTTTGGGCTACCAGTATCCATTACTAATTTCCCATCAGGTTTATACCCAAATCAATTTTTTGGTTATGTTGAGGGCTGGACCTGGACAATCAATAGATTTGAAGCAAGACTTGACATTAACGTCTCAGATGTTAAATTTAGTGCTGTACCGGTGGCGTGGCAAGATGTTTATGCCGGTGAAACTTGGGCTACAATAGACCCATCACTACAATGGCTAAATGCCTTACTAGGAGTTAATTAATGGCAACTACTACCCCAAATTATGGGTGGACCGTACCGACCTCGACAGATTTGGTTAAAGACGGAGCTACAGCAATTGAAACATTAGGTGATGCAATTGATGCATCCATGAACACAGCCCTTGGCACAAAAAAAGCCGGGATGGTATTACTAAACACCACTAGTTTTAGTGGAGTAGCGACTCAATCTATAAATGATGTTTTTAGTACAACTTATGACAATTATTTTATTACAATGAATATTACTTCTGTTTCTTCAACAATTATGAGATTTCGTTGGCGCGTGAGTGGTGCAGACAATTCGACCAGCAACTACAATTATCAAACTTTATCAGCAAACTCTACAACACTTGCAGGTGCAAGAGCATTATCAACAGATATAAACAATATAGGTGTAAATAACAACAACGACCACGGAATAAACATTGTTGTATTAACTCCTTTTGCAACCGATAAGACTTATTTTAGTGCAAGAAATACAGGTGGTGTTGATTCTAATTTGTCAGACGGCAAATTTAATGCAACAACAAGTTTTACAGGATTTACTATAATTCCTGGTGCAGGAAACATTAGTGGAACTGTTCAAGTGTTTGGATACAACAAATAA